AAACGAAGTAGTTACTACTAAAGGTATTTATACAATAGCAATGAGTATGCGAATTGGACTATGATGTCAGAAATAGAACTTGCAAAATGGATTGTAACTGGTGCTTTGGGCCTAGTGGTGTGGTTTATGAAACGAACCATTGATACACAAGACAAGCGTCTTGAGGTTTTAGAGAAACGCCAAGAGTCTTTCAAAGATGACTACTTACATAAGAACGATTTCAAGGAATTTAAAATTGAACTGCGTTCTATGTTTGAAGAAATTAAAACTGACATTAGAGAGTTAAAAAAATGACAGGTATTTTCTACAAACCAGGAAGCTGGAATGTTCATTGTGACGTATGTGGCTTCAAGTTTAAATCAGACCAAGTGATGAGGCGATGGGATGGTTTGATGGTTTGTGAAAATGACTTTGAACACGACCACCCACAAAAGTTTCTGCGAGTTCGGGAAGATCGTCAAAGTGTACCATTTGTTCGTAAACAAGCAGATGACACCTATACTCTTGTCTGCTATCTCTGGGATAGTAGTGGTTACGCTGATTTAGCTGCGGCTGATTGTGCTAAAGCGGACAACACAACACAGACATATTCCTTTTTATCTATATTAAAGAATGCGAGTAGCGGATGAGTACAAGTGGTAATACCTCCTGGGAACTTACTAGAGATCAACTAGTGGTACGAGCTTTTGCTAAACTAGGAATTCCGGGTGAAGACAACTCCCTGAGTACCGAACAATCATCTGCTGGACAAGAGGCGTTAAATGCCGTGATCTCACTGGCAGTAACCGATGGTATGCCTCTTTGGAAGCGTACTACGGAACAAGTTACACCCTCTATTTCTTCACAAGTATATACTGTCTCAAATGCGGTAAAAATTACAGCAGTGTATATTCGTGATACTAGTGGGACACAGTATGAGCTTATTAATAAAAGTCTTTATGATTTTATGCGGCTTCCTCGTGGCTCAACTGGTATTCCTGTGCATTGGACTTGGCAAACTAATATACAAGGTGCTTCTGTTTCTATTTGGCCGCTGACGAGTGATGCTTCTACAGTGTCTAGTAAAACCCTACAAATTGTTTACCAAAAAGAGTTTGATGGTTTCACTGCGGCTGGGGAAACTCTGGACTTCCCATCCTACTGGACTCCTGCTATTATCTACCAAACAGCACTAATGCTTGCTCCTGAATATGGGCTGCCTCTGCAAGATAGGCAACAACTTAAATCGGAAGCACAAGGCTACTGGGCTCAAGCCTCTAGTTATGGTGATGAAGGTGGTTCACTATTTATTCAACCTGAGAAACGCTATTAATGGCTTACACCTCTGCCCCACAATTTCAGACATACAAAACTGTCAAGATTTCATTTGACGGGCAGCCTGGGTTTAGGTCTGGAGACTTGTCCTCTGAGCGTGACCTACAAATTGTAAATATGTATTACGATAGGATGTCGCAGGAGAACAAAGAACGTATTGTCCGGCTAATGAAGCGTGATGGGCTTGCTGCCTCTTCTTATTCTTTGTCTAAAGCAGCTTCAACTGACTCCATTCGTGGGTTCTTTAATGATACTGAGAGTAATACATTCTACTGGGCTGTAAACAATAAAGTTTATTCGGTTAGTCCTGATGTAGGTACTACTATTCGCACAGTTACTACTTTAGTGACAAGTAGTGGTTATGTTGGTTTTACTTCATTTAGAAATGCTACTACTTCGGTTCGATATGTGGTGTTTAGTGATGGGACTGATTTATGGGTGGACAACTATGCTAGTACCACTTGTACTGATGTCACAGGCGTGGACATGCCTCGTCCACACCAACCATTCCCAGTGACGATTGATGGCTACATCTTCTTGATTAAATCAGGTACAGAAGAAATATACAACTGTGCTGTTGATGATCCATTTACCTGGAGTGTGGATGACAAGGTGAATGCCGAGCTTGCAAGTGATAAGGGCATTCGACTTTTCCGCATAAAGAACTATGTTGTTTGTTTTGGAACCAGTTCTATTGAATACTTCTGGGATGCAGCATCAACACCAAGTCCATTGAGTCGGTATGACTCACCTATTCGGAATGTGGGATATATCTCTGCTGGAACGCAAACAGATGACATAGTTTATTTTGTTGGACAAGACGATAGGCAAAACATTGGTGTCTATAAAGTAGAAAACTTTAAGGTTGATAAAATCTCAACACCTGTTGTCGAGCGCACTATACAAACATTCTCTTCGACAAGCAATGCCAAGTCGAATGTTACTTTGAATGTAGATGGGTATATTCTTTCAACCAAAGGACATTCTTTCTACATTCTAGTTACTGAACAAACGACCTGGGCTTTTGACCTGGAAACCAAGATTTGGTATGAATGGAAAGGGAGTGATGGTGAAGGCTTGAAGATTGAAGCCACCTGGGCCATGTTTAATGGTGGACAATATGTAGCTATTAAAAACCAATCGACAATTTCTATCATGTCTCCTAGTATCTACCAAGATTTTGGAGTTAATTTCACCTGTCGCTACACGACAGAAGATAATGATTTTGACACAATGAACTGGAAGGTTTGTCACAGAGCTGCCCTGCGGTGCTCTATGCACCAACACACTGGCACAAGTAATGCCTCAATTACTTGGAGTGATAATGATTGGGCAGATGGTGGAACTACTGCTAGAACCCTCAATGTGTTTAGTTCTTCTCCATATATTTCTCGTTGTGGTCGTTTCCGTAATAGAAGCTGGAGAATTGAGTATGCTGACAACTACCCTTTGTTTATGTCTGGACTAGAGCTTGACCTTAATGTATATGGAGTTTAAATGAGCGATACAACTTTTAGTGCTGGAACAGTAATTGCTAGTACATGGTTAAATGCTGTAAATGACACTGTGTATAACTTTGTTAGTACCCTTGGTGGTACTGCTCGTACTATTACAGCAAAAGCAAATGACATTGTGGATGCACGAGATTTTGGCATTGTGGTTGATGGCACAACGGACCAAACAACAGCTTTAAATACAATCACTAGTGCTCTTGGAACGGCTAGTTTCCGGGGTGACTTGCATATTCCAGCCAATACTAAGTTCACAGCTACTTCTGTTTTTGCCGCACTTCCTCTGGGGGTGGGGTTAGACATTATTGATACAACTAATTGGGGACAACCACCGTCCTATAAAAATAAATTCCACATCAAAATTCGTGGAGATTCTGTTTCTGATGATTCACAGGAAATTGTAGCTTCTAATCACCATCCTGCGATTATGTTGTTAAACATGGGAACATCGGGAAGTCTTATAGGCACTTATCGTGGAGGCTCCATTTTACATGGTGTTGGGCAGGACCAAGATAAAGACCCTATGCTTGGGTGGTTACAGCAATTTGCTAAAGACCCTTCGACTAACGCATGGAGATTTTCTTTACGACTCCAAACCCCTTACGAAATAGCAATAGCCAATCCATTAAACTGGACAACAGCAACGGTATATGCAGCAGGTGCTTATTGTCGAAGTGACGGGGGTAAGGTGTATAAGACGACTGCTGGCGGAACTTCTGGTGCTACAGCTCCAACTGGAACTGGTACTGTGAGTGATGGAACAGTGTCTTGGGTTTACACACAAACAGCCTTAAACATCGACTCGACTAGATTTGATATTCTGGAATCTGGTTCAGCAGGTTTCTATGGTCCTGGGACAATCCGGACAACTTTTCAAGGTGGTAGTAAGAGTCATTATTTTGAAATTGATTCGTCTACGGGACTAATTACTTGGCGGGATGCGACTAGGGGACTAAATATTCTCTCTGTCTCAGACAAAGCCGGTATTCAGTTTGGTGTGGCAATAGGGCATAATTGGTTGGCTACTTCTGGCACTGGACCAAATGCACCCAGCACTGGTTACGGTAAAATAGCTAATGCTGGTGCCACCACGATGACTACAATGGTGCCTCCAGTAGGCAAAACATCTATGATGGTTGTGCTGCGTTTTGATAATGCCAACACCACCGTTGCCCATGGCACCGGAACAAATGCCTTTGTGCTGAAGGGCGCTGTAAATATCGCTACTGCCCCATCTGGAGGCTATCTAACTCTTTTTTACGACTATACTGATTCCGGTGCATGGCGTGAATACTCTAGAAGCTTCTAATGGCTGATATTCTTCCTCCTGCCCCTGTAGGTAGTCCATTTGGGTCATACTCCTGGGCTGACTGGTATCAGAAAGTGCGGACAGTAATTAATGCCGGAGGAACAATTCCGTGGGCTTCAGTTACTGCTACCCCAACTACCATAAATGGTTATGGTATTACAGATGCTTTGTTTATTCAGAGTAGTGCCATCACTTTCTCAGGCCCTGTAAATGACGGTGCTGGTGCTGCTGTGGGTACAATTACCAATGCCCCAACAGCAGGCAACCCAACTAAATGGCTTGCTATTGATGATAATGGCACCATTCGATATATTCCAACTTGGACATAAGGAAACAACATGGGATGGCTTAGTAATTTCTTCTCTGATCCGTACAAGGCTATGTTGGATGTTCCAGGTTCTCCTGCAGCAGTGATACAGAGTGTTGTGGATAGTATTGGTTCAGATGGCTTGTCTTGGAACCCATTTCACCAAGAAGGCCCTTCTGTGTGGGACCGTGGAGCACTAGGATATAAACTTTCCGAAGACCCCGATGAACGTGCTAAAGGTCGGATGGTGGGTCGTGCCATTGCTGCATATGGGACTGGTGGTTATTCAGAAGCAGCCCTAGCTCCCATGGAATCCAAGGCGTATGGGGGTAGTGATAAAGACGCCCTACGCGCCAGTGCTCGGGCTTATGTCATGGCAGGGGCGAATAGTTATTTGAATGGTTTGGATGTGGGTGGATATGCTGGATTAGAAAATCCAACCCTCCGTGGTGCTGCTAATGGTGCCTTTTCTAGTGCCACAACTTCTGCGGTTGCGGGTGGAGACTCTGACCAAATTAGTAGGAGTGCAGTAAAAGGTGGTGCTTACGGTGGTCTTCAGGGGTATACCCAATCTCAGATTTCAGATGATTTACCAGGAAGCTATACTGCACGGGATGCTGATGGAGAACTAATTGCTTCACGAGACACTACACCTGGGTTTATTCCCACAGCCCAAGGAGGGGTTCCAATGGATACATCAATGAATACTGAACGCGAACAAGTTTCTCAAAACCCCTTTATGTCCTACCTGGACCGTGCGCTTGGTTCTTTCAAAACAACTGATGGTCAGTGGAATGGTAGAAAAATTGGTGGTTTTGCTGAGGGTTTGATGGGTTTATATGGAGGCTATCAACAACGTAGGATGGCTAACGAAATGATGCGGGGTATGGGTGGTCGTCGTAGTGCTTATGAAGACAATCTACGTCGTGAATTGCTTCGTAAAGATGCTGCTGCTGGTCGTCGTAGTAATTATGGTGATCGTGCTGTGCAGCTACAAGGTGGCTTGGCACAACTAGATGCCCAACAAATGCCCGCAATTACCCAAATGAAGAATAGTTCTCTTAATGGTTTGTTCACTATGTTGAAGAGTGGTGCTTCTCTTGGAAGCAGTATGGGTTATTTTGATAATCCACGAATTCAGACAGCAGGTATTGGTGGGGTACAACCTCTTCCACAAACCCCTGTCTATGAGCCCCAGGCTTCTTTGGGAGGTGATACTGCTAACCCCTATTCACTCAGTATGGGTAATCGGAACAAGAAAATCTTTGGGGGTCAATAATGCAATTTAATGTTACCCCACGCACATTACAGGAACTCGACCAAGTTCCTCTGTATAAATTTATCACTGGTCTTCAGACAGTGGACAATATGCAGAATGCAGACCAACAAGCTTTGGCTGATTTGCCCAATTCTATTGCCCACCAACAAGCAATGCGGCCCATGCAACAGGAGCAAATGCGTCTAGGGAATGAGGCTACATTGGCACAGCTTCCTGGTATGCGTGCACAGTCGTCTATGCAGGAACGTAAAAACTCAGATGAAAACCTGTTCACCCCAGAACGACATGCAGAGTTCTATGCCAAGCACGGGGCGGAGAAGATGAAACAGTTTGCCCAACAGCTTACAGACACCGGCACAGTGGCCTTAAATGCGGCCTCAGTGGCTGCAAAACTTCCGATAGGGGGTACCCTAGCTGCTCGGGATATATTCAAGAAGGCGGGCATCCAATGGCATCCTGAATGGGACAATCTCCCACAACCACAGCTTGTGCAGCGTCTACAAAAACTTGGGCAGGAAATGTCTACCAATGGTGGTAAGTCTCAGCAGATGATTGCCCAGATGGATATGAAGGCTCAGATTGCGCAGCAGGTAGAACGTGAACGTACAGAACGTGCCTTAGAGGTAGAAGCCATGCGTCAACAAATGAAACTCCGTGTTTCCGAAATGGTTGCAACAGCAAAAGCTAGTAACAGCAAGGAAACAATGCAACAAGCGTGGGTTCGTTTACAAGGAGAGCTGCGGAATAGTTCTGACCCCGCAACGCAGCAATATCTAACTGAAAAAATTAACGAAGTGTTCACTGCCATGGAACGTCTACAAGTGAATGCAAAGCCTGTCATTAATCCGAGTGTTGCTCCTGGAGTGTTACAATCAGGTCAAAGTGGTCCTCCGCAAGTTGTACAACCGCCTGGTGCCGCTCCTGTAGACCCCTATGCGGGATTCTCTATCAAAGCCAAATAAAGGAGTATAGATGCCTACCTATACCATTGCTTCTCCTACTGGTGAAGAATATGAAATTGAGGCCCCGCAAGGGGCTTCTCAACAACAAGCGTTTGAGTTCTTCAAGCGTGAGCATTCTGCTGGGCGTGTGAAACCCAAAAATAAGGCAAAGGCTGGGATGGCCTCTGATGACGATAAGTATGCGTCGTACCTCTCCAATTTCTCAAAGCAAAATTCAGGAATGTTTGTTCCTCCTGGCGCCAAAACTCCAACACCCCAAACCAAGGAAGAGTTTTTGAAGTGGGGAAACCAACCCGGTGCTCCGAAAGCCGTGGCTGGTGGGTTGGAAATGGGTTTAAACCTTTTGGGTGGTGTCACTGGTCCCATCCTTGCCCCCATTGGGGCAGGTATTAAAAAGCTGACCAAAGAAAAGCCCGGTACCTTTGAGCAAGAATATGGAGAAGCCTTCGGTGATGTTTCTTCTGTGGGTACACGCCTGGCGAATACTTTAGGGGTACGTACTAAGGTTGGGGATACTCTTAATACAGAATTGGCTGATTTTGTAAACCGTAATTTGCAGCCATTTACGGGTATTCATATGCCAGCAAGGCTGCCTTCACGACTTGAAATGAAAGCCCGATTTGGTAGTGATGTGGTCCCAGAGACTCCGGTAAATTCTGTTCTTGCTAATCTAGAGCAACAAAGCGCACCAAAACAAACCCCATCAACAGCCCCTGATGCAATGTTGTCTTCCCGCAATGAATCTCTCTTTGAGCAGGGCCGACAAGAATTTGCTGATTTTACTCGACAAGAAGAAGCTCAAGCTATTCTCGATGCTCGACAGCGTGAAATGGAGCAGCAAGTTGCTCGACAAACTTCTTTAGACATGAATGCAGCGGAGCGTGCTCGTCAAGAGCAAGCCCCGACAGGATATAGTCAGTGGCTGGCTGAGCAAGCAATTCGTGAGGCACAACAAACCCATGACTTTCTTTCTCGTGCAAAACAGGATGAAATTGATGCTACACCATATGGTGATGTGCCAGCACAATATGGTTCTACTTTAGAACATGGGCGTATTGATGAAAATGGTATGCCTATTCGGGCAGACCTTTCTATGGAAGCACAAAACCTTCAAAATCCTTTACAAAGGAATTTGTGGGGCGATGAACTTGGTCCTGGTCAAGGGGCCTCTAAGTCTCTTACAAGTGCATTAGATAGTATGCCTCCCGGCAATGCTAGGGACTTGGCTCTTTCTCAGCTTTCTGGTATTCCACAAAAATCGTTGGTGGACAAAGTACACACTATTCTGAATGAAGGAACTGGTGGGCTTAGTCGTACCCAGCGAGGGATGCTAGATTTTGAAAGCATTGGTAACTCTTTTAGAAGTATTAACCGTCGATTGTCCCAATTAACAGATCAACCATGGGTGAAGGCTGCCTTTCCTGCACATAGATTTGAAACAAACGAAGATGGTAGTCCAAAGGTCATGCTTCATGGCACTACACAAGCTTTTAACGACCGGCCACGTATATTACCATATATGGGCTATGAAGGTCTTCATGCAGGATATGGTGGAGCTGCTACACTAAAAGCTTCTACTGGCACTAAATCTGATCGTGTTGGGTATTCTTCACGTAATTTACGGTTTGCGGAGCAAGGCACTTCTCCCGCTGTATATCCCGTTGCTTTACGTAAAGGCAACTATCCACGTCTTGAAGGAGACTATGGTAGCTGGGAACCATTGAAATTAGCAGACAGTCGTCAATTTAAACTTGATCTTGCTAAAGTTACAGGTAGGGGGTTCTATGCTATTGATGATTTCATGGCGGAGTACAAAAACCGGATTTTAAATCGTGAACTCTCTCCAAAAGAGGAAAATTTTCTTTTTTCTAAGATGCTAAAAGAGCAATTAGATGTTGATGGTTTCTTTTATCCTAACAAATATGAGAGTGCAAAGCGTATCATCATGGATAAAAGTGGTGTTATGAAATCTCCACAACGAGCACGAAACTACGCAGATAAATTGGGATATGAAGATTCAGTTGTAGTTTATGACGAAAACAACATGGTGTCTTTGTATGATGCAGCCCAACAAGCCCCTTCAATGAATTCTGGTATGTCTCGTGGTCAACGAGGTGCCCTGAAGTTTGATGATGTGGGCGACATTGTACAGAAATTTGTAAAGGGTGTTGCTAAGTCCGTGGAACAACAACGGCTTCCTGTTTCTGATCGTGAGAAGCTTATGCAAACAGTGCAGCGGGACAACTCGTTTGTCCTCCGTCCCATGGAAACTGAGAACATTGTTGCCAAGGCTTTACAAGAGCCCGATAGCAAAATGAATAAATACACCCAATCTGGTGCTATTAGTGCTGGGGACAAGGTGGGTTCTACTCTAGTTCGTGAAACTGGTAGGTGGATGAACTGGGCACGTAGTACAGGCGAGAAGTATTTTCGTGAGCGTGTGAAGCCAGTTGAACATGTACTGAGTGCGGTGTCTAAAGCCGACCTAGAAACTGCTATGCAAGTTATGATAAAGGAAATGTTTAACAAAGAGCGTTTCTCCGACCAACGGCTTATGGAAGCTGGGATGACCAAGGATGCTATGTTTGCTCGTCAAAAGCTTATTGAAGCATATGATGCGGGCATTACAACTCTTAATCAAACCCGTGAAAAACTTGGTATGCGTCCTGTGAAGCCCATGGAAGCTTATTTCTCTTCACAATTTAATGGAGACTATTTGATTTCTGTGGTGGATAGTAGTGGCCGTCCTGTGGGTCTTGCGACAGCAGCTACTCGTGCTGAAGCAAACAAGGCATTGGCTTGGATTAAGAAGAATATGCCGGAACATGAGAATGTATCCATTGTGGATAGGCGTACTTCGGCAGCAAACAATAGAACACCAAGGGATGTGTCTAGTTTGTATGAGGGTCTTATGGATGTGTTCAAAAACACTCCTATGGAAGCCGAGCTGCGTCAAATGATGGAAGGGCGTGCAGAAATGCAAGCCTACACTGAGCGTGGATTCTACAATCACTTCAAGAATAAAACTGGTATTCGTTTCTTCATTGGTGATCGTCCTTGGCTTGACCAACGACAGAATGCTATTCAAGCAGCACAAGCACAGGTGAAATACTTGAAGGATTTGTACAACTGGATTCCCACACAGGAAGCCATGGCACAACTCAAGGGTGTGTTCACAGACGAGCAATTGATGCGTTCACAGCCAAACAATCTTGCCTATGCGAAAGCTTCAATGGATAATTTCATGGGAATTAGTAAAAGTGCTACTAAGACTATGGAAGACTTCCTAGCCGGTGGTATTGCTAAAGTGTCTACTGGGGAATTGTCGAAGTACGTGGGTTCCCTCAAGAGCCTGACATATTTGAAACAACTTGGTGCTAGTGTTGGTTATGCCATTGCTACTCCGTTGCAAATGCTTTTGTATGCCCCGTCATTCCACAACATGCTTTCCGGTAGTGGAATTAAACACAACCCAGTTGTTACAATGGCGAAAACTCTAAAGGATGTACAGGCTATTCTAGTGACACATTCTTTAGACAAGATTGGAACCAGTATTCATGATAAGGCTCTTAGTCCTTTTGCCAACGATGCTCTGCGTTATATGGAAGACAACGGGATTATTACTAAGAGTTTGTACGATGAGTACGCACAGCTTGGAACACATAAGGCTGTTGACTTGGCTAATCAAACACTGGGAAGCACTATTACAGCTCCGGATAAGCTGGCTCGTTTGTTGGGGTTTATGTCCTTTGCACACCATTTGAAGGATGGTAAAGCTCCTATGTCTGATTTGGAAATCTTCCGTAGGGCAGCAGAGCTTACCGATAAGGCAGCAGTACCCCTAGAACGCCATAATCGGCCCTTGGTGGCTGACAAACTAGGATTGGCTGGGGAACTAGCCTTCATGTACAAAGCCCCGGTATTCATGGCTTTTAACAACCTTCTAGAGTTGGGTAGCCATGCCCATAAAACTGGGAATACTACGCCACTGTTACTAGCTCTGGGTGCAACCATGATGCTGGGTGGGGCTATGAGTCTTCCTGGTATGTCTGAAATGGACAGTGGGTTTGAGCTATTAAAAGACTTAAATGCCAAATTTGGCAGTAAGGACTTGGCTGTTTATTTAAAGGACAAAGGAGTTAAGCAAACTATGTTACAACATCTTCCAAATGCTGTAACATATGGTGCTCTCTCAGCTTCTACGAATACACAGTTGTCTACTCGTTTTGGTAACGAAGCCATCAATCTACAAGACCCTTTCAGCGGAATGGTTCCTGGTGCCCAGACAGTTAAGGAAATTGCTTCCTCTACATGGGGTTTGCTAATGAAACCAGACTACACACAGCTACAGCAAAGCATTCATTCTATGGGACTTCCATTAACCCGTGGGTTACAAGAGTCTTATGGGGATGAATTCACTGCTGGGGATATGGGTGGTAAGCGTAGTGTGTTACGTCCTAGCGACATTCGTGGACAAGAAACTGTTTATGCCCGCAATGAAGCAGATCAAAGTAGGCGTAAGCTGGGGCTAATGTCTCTGGATGAAGCAAAGGCACGCGATATTGACTATCGTTCTAGACAAGATGAAAAACGTATGCAAGAGGTTCGCAATAGGGCAGCGAAGGAATTCTTCTTTAATGCTATGAAGAAGCAAGACACGTCTGATGATGTAATTACCTTCTTACAAGCGGGTGGTGAGCCTGATGAACTCTTACGAGAGTTTGACACCCGTATTCAGAAACGTGCCTTAACTCCAGAAGTCAGAGAGCTTCTCAAGGCAACCAAATTACGTGAAATACAAGCCATTGTACAAAAGATGAAGATGGGAAGACAATATGCAAATTAGTTTTAATGGAATTAAAAGCCTCAAAGAACTTGAGGGCTTCCGCAAAGATGCGTACAAAGACACCGGAGGGGTGTGGACCATCGGCTATGGAACCATTATGTTGAATGGTAGGCCAGTGGAACAGGGGATGAGTATTACGGACCCGGAGGCAGAAGTGGCTCTACAGGCTGATTTAGCCTGGGCTCAAACTGCCGTCAACCAATTGGTTCGTGTACCACTCAAACAAAGCATGTATGATGCTTTGGTGTCATTTGTTTACAATGTAGGTATGAATGCTTTCTCTAAGAGCACTATGCTACGTAAGCTTAATTTAAAAGACTACGCAGGTGCTTCTAAAGAGTTTTCCCGCTGGGTGTATGACAATGGGAAAGAAATCAAAGGGCTTGTGGCTCGAAGACGAATAGAACAAAGTATGTTCGACAATTAAAAAAGGGGCTCCGCTTGGAGCCCCTTTTCTTTTGCCTAATCAAAGTTGTATGACTTGAAACCCAAGCCTGTCATAGCACAATGCTTGGACGCTACTTTAACTGCCTCCAATGGTGTTTTCCCACTGGACATAGCACCTAAAGCAAATTCACAACCACTGCCTATAGAGAAATGTTTCTCTGGAATCAACATCCAATTGCTCATGTTAGTCGCATGATATATTTGTTTCTTGTCTGTTAACATGAGGAATTCTATGTTTTTACATCGTGGAGGTTTGTCAGATGGGTCACAAAACCAACTAACAATTTGTCCCCAAATATCAGAATTACCTGCAAAACCTATGTGTGCTGCATTGACTCCGAAAAGAGCCTTAGCAACCTCAGGCTTAAGGGTGAGGATTTTAGTCCCACCCTTAAACTTGATTGTGCCTTTATAGGTAAATTGCAGGTCACATGCTATGCTGGCATCAAGCGTTGATGCTGCTATTGTAGTCACTATCTGTTTTCATTTCTTTTGGAAGACCTCCAATAAAACGTACATAATGTGTAGTTTGATCCACAGCAAAACTACCACAGGGACATTGCTTAAATTCCCCCTCATAACTGCTCTTAACTTGATGTAGCTCACAAGGGCATGTATAGAGAGTACCCTCAAACACCACAAGAGCCCCCATGACCAGTTATGCCACATACGTCATGTTCGGTGTAGACGATTCCTTTATGCTTGATTGCTTCAGAGTAGTCTATTTCAGTGATGGGTTGACCTCCTCGACTTCCGTCTGGATAACACGTAAATCCACGTAGTCGTGGTGCATACTTGCTAAGGATTTCAGCAAACTTCCCAACGTCTTGCTCTGAATTACCTTTTGAACCCCAGGAAGGGAGGTTAATGGTAGAGCTGATTGACATGTCAACGTAATCTTGAATGTCTGCTTGGAACTTGATTCGTTGTTCATAATTGCTACTCAGTCCATATGCTGTGTCTATCGCATCAGGGGCGATGCTGTAGTCTTTGATAATTCGTTCTGCTGTCGCATCGACGACATATTCATATTTCCATTGTGTTCCGTTCGTGAGGTAACGCCGTTTGTACGCAACTGCAAATAGAGGCTCAATTCCCGTTGTAGTTGACGCAAGGATACCAATTGTGCCTGTTGGGGCAATTGCTCGGTAAGCGACCGGACGGCTGATATAAAACCTGTCACAATGCTCATCTGCTGCTCGTTTGGATTCATCACGATATATCTGTAACCATTCATGTAGTTCGGGTGTTACTTCGTATTTCTGTCCACGTTGGAGGAGCCATTCATGTATTCCCATGAGCCCCAAACCGAGACGTCGATTCTTTTCTCTAACTTTGTAAACTTTCTCGTATGGAAGGTCCGCCCTAAGCGTACCGCAGACGAGGAACTTACTGGCAAGTGTGACGACGGATTTAAACGTCTCCAAGTCTGGAATATTGCCGAGATTGATGCTTCCTAGATTGCATACGTCAGAGTCATCTTCAGAAGTAACCTCTGTGCAAGCATTCCGTAGGGTTTCATTTTGTTTACTTCCAAAGTTGAAAGAGAACCCAGGTTCTCCTGTTTCCATTGCCTGTCGAACATTCTGTAGGAACACAGGGTTAGTCGCAAGGCTCGTAGTGTACTCACCTGTGCTCCATGACGTAGCCCCTAATGCTGCATCGTCATAATTAACACTAATGTTAGTCATATCAAGCGGCGCTGCTGCGTTAAAATCCTTTTCCTTTAGAGTCTTGAGATCGCTACTCCAATTCTTTGCTCCAAGGAAGAGAGGGATGTCTTCATGTTTCCAATTAAGGCTTGCATAAATAGCAGATCGTCGGCTACCGCCCTGCATGACATTTCGGCCGATTTCATTGATTGCAGACATGAGCGGGATTGGGCCACTAGCGATGCCGCCTGTTCGAGATAGTGGCTTGCCAAATGCACGGAGCCGCGAGTAGTCAATGCCAATTCCTCCCCCAGTCATTAAACAAGACATAGCACGCCATGTTACGTTGCTCCATTCTTCTCGGGTGTCTTCTTCAGCTCGTAGTAAAAAACAGTTGTTGAAAGCTTTGTAGGGCCTACCTGCGTAGTATAAATATCTGCCGCCTGGAAGGAATCGCATTTGTTTAATGTGCTCGGCAAGCTCTTTTCGATCTCCATCAGACATGAGAGCCACTGTGGTTCCATTTCGCGTACCACAGACGTCATCGACAACTCGGTCGCTGAGAGCATCCCAGCTATCATTTGGTCCTTGTGCATATTTGTTACGGAAGATATTTTCCGCGAACGTCGTCTTGAAGCGATTTACTTGCATCCTCATCCTTTACATATTCTTTAAGTTCTTTGGTGGTTTCAATATCTTCTTGCACTCGCTTCCGATACTTGATGGCGTGTCCCTGGTTCTTTGAGAGGAACTCTTCTCGTTCTGTCTTTTTAGTTTTCTGCTTCATTCTACCAATTGATAAAGTTTATCAATGTTGTCTTCAATTTTATCCATAAACCGATCTACAATATCCTCACTAGTGATTTCCAAGGCTTCTAGTAGAGAGATTTCATCCGTATTACGCAACTCCTCAAGTAGTTCCATTTTGTTCATATTGTTCACCGAACGCTTTCTTCAATTCATCATGCATGTGTGGGTAGATGTCAGGAATATCTAAAACAACTACCTTAGTATCTTTCATTGCACCAGGAAACTTGTCATTGATTTGATCGAAGTTGCGTTGGTGAACGAAAACAATTTCTTCTGCCCAAGCCAGTAACAATGGGGTTACAGGAATAAGAGCATCATCCCAAGAACCAGCGCTGCGGGTATTGTACTTGTGAGCGTAAAGCCTAGCTCCCGTAGCACTCCGGAGGATACCCATGGAACATACAAAGAGCACCTTCTTGTCAGGCCCTTGATAAGGGTTGCGAACGACACCATCCCGACACTCCCGAATCTTGTTACTGTAGTCTGTGGGAACTACAGCGAAACTTGTTGTAACATCACTCATTTAGTTTCCTTCCAACGATCATCTAAGTCAGGACGAGTTTTCATCATATTAGAGAGGAACATTACACAACACCCCAAGTGGTCAATATGTGGGAGGCCCGATTCTGAATCGAGGTCTTCACCATCATTAATAGCCCCAAGGTGACGATAAGCAGCAGCCATAAGGCGAGAGTAATGAATGCCACCACGCCAATTATGAGCTGCATACTTCCTAGCACCAAAGCTAAGAACCTTAGCAATACCTTCCATGGCTTTGTTGTCCAAGAGGTCCATCCTTGGTTTGTCTTGGTCATGTTTAATTCCTTCTGTCATTAACGATTATCCCCAGAACCATTTAATGTGTTGGCAGCACGGCGGGCTGCAAGTTTATCAATATTGATCTGAGCAACTTGCTCTAATGAAAAACCAATTTCATTGGCAGCAGCACGAACATACCACAACACGTCACCAAGTTCCTTAACAGCAGCATTGGGATCAAATACACCATCCCTTTGACTCTTCTTAACTTTCTCAGCATACTCACCAGCTTCACCACAGATACCTAAAGCTGTGTAATAGAGAGCATCAGGACGGCCGGTGCCACGTCCAGGATACACCGCAGTACCTTGGCTAAGTTTTTCATATTCGTCAAATGTCATAGATAATTCTTTTTAATGTAGTTAAGACTTACAAACATAGGATGATAGTGTCCATTAGCTACTTCATGCTTCATCCAAATACCACGGTCGTAAGTGTTGCCTTGTGGTCCCAAATAGTCTTCGTTGTGTTCATAGCAAGAGCCAGCAAATAACCCCATCACTGGGCGGCGATCAGCAGCAACTTCACGGTGCATTTCCCAATTCTGTACATGGCCCATAGTACAACTCATATGTTTCTTTTGAACCAGGTGGCGAGCAGAAGCCACTGGTCGGCCAAGAAGGCCAGAGGTAAAATAGTGACAGTAAGCAACGCCGTCAATAACAATTGGTTGTAGAAATGGAACCACTTCCCAACCAAAAGCTTCATATTTTAAGTCTTTGGTTGAGATTGTTCCATCAAGCTTTGGATCACCTTCGACCACGCGGTCGATGCGGTGCTCGTGGTTGCCCATTGTGAGTACAAGACGGGGTACATACTTGCCATGCTTTGTTGCAGCACGTCGTTTGTTGTACGCTTCGAGTGGAGCCAACAATGCTGCCATGCCTTCCTGTGCTGCCTCGATGTCGGCTTTATACCGTCGTCCTTCAAAAGACTTCTTGCCCACGTCGTAAGAAGAAAGACTAGGCATATCCGCAAAATCTCCGATACAAACCACCACATCCGGTTGTTTGGCAATGATATAATTGCCAATGGCTGTGAGGAAGGTTGTGTCGTTTCCTGGTTTGAGTTGTACATCAGGGATTATGAGGTGCTTAATCATTAAACGGAAGAGTTTGCTGGAGTTCGTCTGTATCTGGAACCTTAACACCATAGGCCGAAGCAAGACCAGTAGCTACAAGGAAGTTGAGGCCAAATTCTAAGATGACACGCATTTGATCTTCGGTGCATGTCATTGTGGCAGTAATCTCACCTTTTTCATTACGAACTGGAATGTCAAAGCGCATTGTTATTCCAATGTGCGACAATAACGGAAACGTTATTTTTCATTTCTTTTGTTTTTCTTTCTTAGTTTTTTTATCATGACACACTTTGCATAATGTCTGCAAGTTGCCTTTGTCGCAGAACAGTCGTTCAATGAATTTATCCCATGTTTCAAACCCAAGGGCTGGGTCAACTACTGGCTCAATATGATCGACCTGAACCATCTTCGCTGGGAAATCTTTCTTACATTTCTTACATTTGAAATGCTGTGCCAAACGGCCTGTAGCAACATTAATCTTTTTCTCTGTCTTCGATTCATTTAGTGTTTCGTACTTGGGGGGCCATCTACGTGAGCCAGAGCGAAGAACACTAACAATGAATGCTTTCTTACGTGCTGGTGTCCATTCCTTCTTTTCCAATAAACCGATCCTTCCAAATTCCATTCAATGTCCGATGAATCCAAAGGACCTTTGCTGTCATTTCAAACTCCTCATAACTGGAGAATGTGTTCACGACAGCATTGTAATATTCCTCTTCCGTATTACATGGTGCCAGAATTGCTTCGGCCTTTTTAGGTCCGATTCCAGGCACCCCTTTAACACCATCGGCTGTATCACCAACGAGACACTGATAATAAAAGAACCTAATAGCTTGCTCAGGTGTGACAAAGTATTTCTCTTTCTTTACAAAGTTGTAATGCCAGCCAGGAATCATGTCCAGGTCTTTATCTATGGTACAGATGACGCTGTCGGCACCAAGTTCAAATTGGCGAATACCTAGCATGTCGTCGGCTTCGCCTACCGCATACTGAGCACCCCATTCTTTAACAAGCCAAGCCTTTACTTCTTTTTCCCATTTAGGTCTTTTAGTAGTAATTCGATTTGCTTTGTACTCAGGGAATACATCGTATCGGAAATTGCTAGGACCACTAAGCCATAGTTCGAGGTTAGCGGGTCCAAGCGTTTGAGCAATGTCGTGTATAATTCCATCTGCTCTGGAGCAGGCAATCCATGCTTCTTCTTCATCTTCGGCACTAAAGGCCCCTCTAAAAGCTACGATGTCCGCATCAATCAAATAAATCACAGGAAATTGTCCTTCATAGGAAGTCTCTTCCAAAAACCTTACTAATCAACGTGCATTCCATTTCCCAAGTGTCTCTGCTTTTGCGATAAGCTTTGACCGAAACTTTCCACCTCTTGTGCCACGCCCAGTCGTAGGCTGCACGTTTGAAGCGCCAGCGGTCTGTATAAGACAAAGGATGTGTGCGTATAAAATCCCCAACATTTGTTAGGTGCTTTGTAAACCCATATTTTGGTTTAGGAAAGAACGCAGGCGACGTTTCCGTCGCCGAGTTCCATCGCTTCTTATATTTGTCGATCACATCGACAGGTCATTCTCCAGGTCCATCAAATCACCAGATTCTTGACCCAGTTCTTTTGAGGGTTGGTTGAACACGAAGTCTACAAAATGTTGGGCTACGTCCAAGACTCCTGCCACAGTAATACCATCAGCTTGAGACATCTTTACAAACTCAAGAGCACTACTAATAGAGCTTTGTCGAACAATATAAAGTTGTTTAATTGCTCGCTCTTGTGGAGTTTCATATGTACTCACATTCGTTCGTGTAGGAACAGATGTCTTTGAAGCAGAGGAAACATCTTGGGTTGCAGCAGACGCTGCCTCAATGGATGCCCATTGGTTGTACCCCTTATCGTTCTTCGTCACCTCAACCACATACTCTTCGCCAGTCTTCATGCCACGAACCTTAGCAAAGATTGCTGGGTTGCTGAAAGACATAATGTTCTGTGTTCGGTTTTGTCCATTGAAGGAGTAGACAACAGATGCCTTGTCATACTTGTTACGACCGTTACGAACTTCTTCAATGTTGACTTCAATCACTTTAATCTTAAATGGCATTTAGTTTCCTTTAGTAGTTATATTCTGAATATACTTCTTGACCATCTTTGGTTACAGACAGACCATAGTGATGGTCTTGTGCTAGGTACAACTTACTTTCTAGAGAAACATCATACCTGTAAATATCATCTGCATTACCTCCAATCTGAGCATAGATATGGTAACCATCTACGTCTGCACTGAAATTAAAAGTAAACTTGTAGTAGCTTGTGAAAGTTAATGGGATGTCCATAAACTTTTCATAGACTTGTTCTTTAGATAACATATTCTTTCAAATCCCGTTTGTTGTAACCTGTCTGAATTTCACAGGTAAGGGGGAGGCTAAACTTATAGCCAAAATACTTTTTGCACAACTGCGGTACTGCTTCAACAGCTTGTTGCAGGAGCATACAAATAGTATACACGTTTTCACTCGGCGTGTCAACTACAATACTGTCGTGGATGGTCCCCACCATCAAAGCCTCAAGCCCACTCTCTCTGATAAGCCTTGCTGCTTCAATTCTAGCAAGCATTACAAGATCGGCACCAAACCCTTGTACTGGATAGTTTTTGATTGTGGTGAGAGGCCATTGCCAATCACCGCGCTTGAACGTCGGTTCAAAGGCGTAGAAACGTCCTGAAGGTATTTCAATAAAGCCTTGCCTTTTAACTGTGTCAAGAAGACTGTCGTGCCATCGCTTGATGCCTGGATACTTTTCATAGAAAGTATCAATTACTCGTTGCCAGAATTTAACATCTGTTGATACACCTGTGAAATCGGAGTCGTTAGCATAGCTGTAAGCGCTTCCGCCATAGATGAGTCGGAACACGAAAATTTTTGCAACCAATCTTCCTGGTTTTCCATCACCAAGTCCAAACTTTGTTCTGTTTGCGTCATGTATATCAACCTTATCTAGAAGTTCTTGTCTTAAAGTTTTATCGCCACTAAGCTCTGCTGCTACAACAATTTCCAGAGACTTAACATCACAGTTTATCAGCATAGCGAGAGATAAAGAATTTATCTATTTCTGGCGGGATGTTCTGCATGTTGGGAGCACTACTACTCAGTCGCCCAGTAATAGCGACATTCTGATTGTATGTACCATGCACTAAATTATTTTCCCATTGTTTGTCATTAAATTGTTTAAAAAGGGACTCCAACATTTCCACCAGTTTTTGTTTCTCACTGCGAGTCTGTAGTAGGGCCACAATTTCCTTACCGGCCTTACCACCACCTTTGAGTTTGGAAATAGTTGGTCCATCGACTTGGTAATACCTTGTTGTCGCATGAGGATTGTCCTTCGTCTTTTTAACCTCTGTATTTTCCAGAGGCTTAAAATAGCTAGTGAAGGAAGTAGTTTCCACATGCCATGAGTTCTTAACATATGGGGTTCCTTTCTTAGCACCACTTTTGTAAATGGCATCTTCGCTGGTGGCATAGTCGAAGTTTAGAACACCACCATAGAGAAGACAGCTAAGGTGGTCACCACTATCCCAATTAAAAGTTCCATGCTGTATGTCTGGTAGAAAATTTTGCAACCTTCCTTCAACATCTGCCACAGCAAGCTTACTTTCTTCGAGAAAGACTCGTGCTGCATCGGCATCAAAAAGCAAACCATTCCGTTCAATTTCTGCCAACACCTTGAGGTCTTCTCCAAGTAGGTATACCAAATCTTTTTGAGCATCGCTTAACAGCTCCTGCTGAACCAGAAAGAGTTTTTCAGTTTGTTGGACATCCCAGCAGTTATATTCCTCAAGAATTTTGACATCAATTTCATCAGTTTGAACACCGGCATTCCATAAGTCCTTTACAACGTCGAGTTTTGTTTCAAGTCCGTATTTAATGAGACATTCATCCAGAGAGATAAATTGTCCTCTTTGACCAGAATAGATGTGTTCTGCCAGTTGGCAGTCCCACACTCTGATCGAATGTCCAGAGAAGCCAGCCAGGCGTAACCAATGCAGATCAAACTTAAAATTGAAACCCACTGCCACATCAACAGGAGGAATATCGCCGAACTGACGGAAAGAAGGATCAGTATGGTATTTAAAACTAGGGTTGGGCTTGTTAGCCAATAGCGTAGCATAGGAAACCAGCTTGTTTCTTGGATCAAATGGATGGCCTTTGTTGTGTGTGGTTGTTTCAACATCAAGAACACAATAATTAATAGTATTGTTGGTCGTCGTTTTTTACTCCAAATAATGCTCGTTCTACGGCATCAGATAAAAGAAGTGGGGTGTAGTTGTTCGCATCTACACCAACATCGTATTGTCGAAACTTATTTTTATATCCTGCCGCTGAATGCAAATGTCCATGAAGATTAATGTATCCCCGCTCCCAAGAAGCAAATGGAAAATGACATAACACAAATTTACCTTCATCGGTTTTAAGGCGGAAGTAGTCATGTCTATCGACAAACCACTTATTCCAGTCCCTATTAAATAGTTTGTCCGCACGACCTTTACGGTCGTGGTTTCCCATGATTAAATGCTTAATACCTGGGAGCTGGTCTAAGACTTCTGCTGTTTGTTCATATGTTCCAAAACTAAAATCACCTAGAAACCACACATGATCGTCCTTTCCAACAACTAATTTCCAGTTGTGAATGAGTTGTTCGTTCATGTGTTCTACGGAACCAAACGGCCTGTTGCAAAAACCAATTACATTAGTGTGGTGGAAGTGGGTGTCGCTAGTAAAGAAAGTTTTCATGAGAATTTAATCACGTCGGTATAGCGTGCAATAGTTGGTTCAATAAGTACTTCGAACCTCCCATGGCGCAAATCACTAATAGAATCTTTATCTCCAAGAAGTTTGTTCTTGCTAATACTTAAGAATCGGGCACTTGATTGTGCTGGATCACTTGTTTTACCAATGCCCAAGATGAAGTCAGCTTCTGCTTGTTTTGCGGTTTTTGCATTTGCAACGTGTTCCATAGTAAGATAACGCACCCCTTCTGCTTGTCCGTCAGCTTGGCACACTCCAATTGCAGCGTGGTTTCCCTTAGCAAGTTCTCTAGCCCATTGATAAATGCTTCCCAGTCGGAGGTCTTCTCTGTCATTTGCAAATCCTTTAATTTTGTCAATTTGGTCATACACCACTAATGCTGGGGAAAGTTGTTCTACAACCCGTTCAACATCACGTCTACCGATGGTTGCCGAGTCAAAGAGACGAAACCTGTTGCCAACCTGTTCCCGGAACAAATCACGAAAGCGTTTGACATTTGATAGAATAACGTCCGACGTAACCCCAAAGAAGGAGCAATAGACACGTAGCATTACTTTCCATCCATCTTCCTCATTGTTAAGCCAAACGATGGGTGCTTGGCATCCCGACAGCATGTTTGTAATCTCAGAAGCAAGGAAAGTAGTTTTGCCGGTTTCAGGTCGGGCGAATATAAACCCGAAATCTCCTCGTCTAAGGCTTCCAAGAGATTTGTTAAGGCAGTCAAGTCGCCAGCGAAGTCCGGTGTCGTAGACGTGGTTGGAGAGGAGTTCTTCAAGGTCATTGTTTACTTCAGGTAGAGATTGTTTATCGACTGTTGGTGCTGTCTTTGTGTCAGCAATAAATTCATTTAATTCGTCCTGTGTCTTCACACCGGATGCCACTTGAAAAGCAAGCTCAGACAGCTTTAAAGCACGTTTACGTAGTACTGTTTGTTCGACTATATCCCGACCTACATCGGGCGTTATAGTTGCTTTAGCAAGCTGGTCAAATAAGTTGCCATAGAGCGTTTGGTCTGCGTCAGGATTGGACGCATAGAAGAAGGCTATTAATTCATCTAATGACAAATCATGAGAATGCTTCTCATGCAAAGACATTAAAGAAATATAAAGAAAAGATATTTCTCTTACTGTTTCTTTTAAATGTTTTAAATCAATGTATATTTTATATGCATTGTATAGTTCTTTATTTAACAATACTTTAATAAATATTAAATCTGGATTGTACATTTAATCCTTATAAATACTATTTATTTATTCTTTTAAATATCTATGATACCATGCGTTTACTCCCTTGTCAAGCTCCTTCTTCTCAGGCTCGGAGAGCTTGCCACCTGGACCACACAGCACCGCCATCCCATCAATGATAATGAAGCCTGGACCATTAGTATAGCACATGTGGTGGTAAAAAGCAACTCCCTCTGCTTTTCCTGCCTGTTCTCCGTAATAATGGCCTACCCAGCCTGCTGCCAATAGGGCTAGGAGGGCCAGGAAGGCCCCTAGAAGGCGTTGTTTTAGTGTAGTCAGTACCATACTAGCTTACTCCTTCATCAAAGCCGTTAAAGCGTTGGGAAAACTAGGAAGCAACGCGTCATACATTGCTTGAACAACATCTTGAGTTTCTTTTTGTGTATGTGCATCGAGCCGTAAACGGAAGACTCGGGACCAAGCAGCCAGGGAACCAGTCCACCACCATTCTGTCATCATGTTTTGAGGAAGAAACATCCGTGCTTGCTCGGGAGCTATACCAACTTTAATCATATCTTGGTAGGTATTACAAGCCAATTGAACAGAATATTGTGCTACTTGGCTGACGACCATTTCTGGTTGTGTATCGTCTAGAATCCCATCACTTCCTTGTTTTGCGTTTACTGGCCGACCCCTCCATTCTTCGGGAAACCAAAACTCTGGTTCTTCATCCACATAACGACGGCTAACCTCATTCCAGACAAGCCCCACCTGATGCTTCCCAAGCTGCCTAGCGACGAATAGCGGAGCCTTAATAACAAACGTCGCACCGACGTGGGCAAATGGGGTCCAATGACCATGTGAAGCCAAATAGTTGATAAGGCGTTCATCACCATATTTAAGCTTTTTAATCCCATCATCACCAGTTACAAACTCACTTTCTTTATGAAAGCTAACACGAGCAGCATTCACAATGTCTAACTCGGTCCCATCTACTTTACGTAGAGTAATTTCACATTTGGAGATTTTCATTAATTGCCTTAACGGAGTTGCTCCGCAATTTCCTTTATTGTCAATTCCTTGGGGTCTTTGTCCGTACTCACCGTTTTTACGCACTGCCCGAGAAGGGCCTGTAAACCCAGAGCTTTCCGCATGATCGACCCTTGTTGGTCTTTATCTAACCAGAGAACAACCATTGACTCCATTGGTTGGTTCATCAAGTAGTAAAGATGTGGTTTGTGTATCTGCGTCCCAAATAGAGGCACAGCGACATATCCAGCCTGTGCTATTTTATGAGCGGAAACAATGTCCTCAACTAGAACGGACACCCCCCCGGAGGCCACGGCCAATCCGGGACGTCCCACGACCTCACAATGTTTGTGTGAGTCGCCCCAGACGTACCACTTTTTGTGTCCTGACTCGGCTCCAACATATCTACCAATTGAAAACCGGGGTCCGTTGTCTCCGACAAGGAAGACGAGTCGTTCTTCTGAAGGAGAATAGCCAATTGTTTCTTTCCAGTAGGACCAGGGGATTCCATATTGGAGAAGCCATTTGAGAGCTGTTGCTGGAACGTCTCTGGTGAAGTCACGAGGAAGCAGGTTTTTTGGGCCATGTTCTTCTACTCTCAGAACGCGATAGCCCACAGGAAATACATGATAGCCGCAAGAAAAGCAGTGTTTACTACCATCAGGATAGTTAGCAAGATTATCACCTCTATTGTCCCTTCCGTTATTCCTGCAACGTGGGCAGGGGCTTGTCCAAACCTTCATTGGTTTTCTTTAGCTCAAACATAACAACTGTGTTTGCCGATTGTCCGGGGTGGTTGGTGTTGGATGCTGGTGTACTTTCATAAATGATTTCTATGTCTGGTTGGCTTTTCAAGCATTCAATCCCCCCCGTGTATTGCTTTTTGTCAAAAATCAACACGTATGTGTGTTCTTCAGTCAAGGGGACACAATTGCGTACCGCCCACTGATACTGGGCAACAAAAGGCTCTACATAACTTCCATCGCGGTTTTTTTTATAGGATCGTGTCATGAGCGTAGAAACTGACAAAGCAACCAGAGCCATTAAGTATCCTTTCGTGGAACAGATGATGGAGAGAGTATTAGCGTGACAGGCCCATTTCGAGTTTGTACCACTTCTACCACACACCCAGGAGCCTGTTCAGCAGTAATCCCATCACTTTCATATAAAACAATACCCTTGTCACTATTAAATTTCTTAGATCGTAGGGGTTTCTTTTTGTAAGTTGCCCCACAACAGGAGCAAAAGGATGAATCTGGTCCAGGTTTTACATCCACTAACTTTTCACGATAGGTGTTACCAACCCACACACTCGCGAGAATCTTCATTCAAAATCATCCTCATCCAGGAGAAAATCATCCAAGTCATCAGAGTCTTCAATAGGAGCATTAGACAAATCTGGCCGTCCACGCGTTGGTATTTCAAGCCCATCTAAACATTTTAAACAAGTGTTCGTAAACTCGTTACTAACGGCGTGGCGGAGAGTGCTCTCGTAATCTGAGAGATTGCGGTTGCAGCAATCACACCTCATGCCGCCTCCTTTTTTGCGACGAAATCTTTGGTTTGAAATTTACGAAGGGTAACAAGAAACCCCTCGGCTTTCTCCAGAGAAAACCACAAAGTAGGATTCTGGGTTTTTACCCACTCACCATGAATGTTGTAAGAAAACCAGCCTGCTTTTGTCTTTTTGTAAAAAGCTCGGCGAAAAAATCCACTCACAACAGGCCATGAAGTGGCCGGGGTCCAGACGTGTGTAGTTCCTGGCGGGATAGTCATACGTTCTCCTGTGCTGCTTGCCAAATAGCTTTTTCTGGATGTTCTTCAAAAGGCACCCACTCTTGAGCACTTTCCCACCACTCATCAAAGGTTAGCTTCTTTGTCTGTGGTGGAGGACACGAGATACACCCACGTAGAGGGTTGCCACAACATTCTTCCTTAGCCACCACATCAAATGCTTCTTGTTGGTTCTTCCGTCGAATATAGTCGGCCAGGGTTTGATCTGCACTTCCTGGACCATTGGTTTCCCGACCCAACATACCTTTATGCATACTCATTTGAAGGGCCATTCCATTTTGATGTAGGTCATTCTTGAAGCACAATAGAGAGCCATACTATTGCTTATGCTTCCGTTGATAACAACAAATCTTCATGTGGTGCAATGTTTGTCCCCAATTGTCGGTCTTTGCTCCAAGTCGTACCTGAACATTATCTACACCATGGACTTGACATGCTCTTTTTAACACATTAAACATCGTTTGTGCATCTATGATGTCACTATTCAAGTCAATTGTTTGAACAAGCATTATTGCTTACGCTCCAGACTATACTTCAAGAAATTCACGAATAAAATACTCTTGATGGTTTTTGTAATAGGACTTTAAAGATTCCAAAGCATCTATATGCTCTTGCTCAATCTTAGTATGATGGATGGAGATAATGGCAAAGTCTATAGCACCTACTCTTTTAAATACTAGCCAATAATGATCCACTTACTTTCTTTCCAGATTAAAAGTTTTAATTAACGCTTCTGCGTACTTTTCCAAAGTCGTGCCCATGAGGCCCGGACGAGAATTAACTTCGAGGACATAGCATTGGTTACGCCGCCCATTGTAGATGACATCCACAGCGCCATATTGGTAATTACATGCTGCAACAGCACGTATAGCGAGATCGGCAGCGCCATCAGGAGGAGCGATGCCATCACGACAATATACATAACCGTTGTGCATATTCCGAACACGAGTGTTTCGTTCATCGACCCCTGCTTTCTTTTTCTTTTGTTGAATGTCAATTACTTCTCCGGCGAAGACGTGGAAGCGATATTCGCTACGTTTCGGGATGTACTCGGTGTATAGAGGTGCGGCAGGATATACCTCCTGGCTACTTTCAAATTCGACAATGCCTCTTCCATTGGTTGAATTAATGAGGGTTCGAGCAAACAAAGTTTTAACATTGAGGTTTCGAGCACCTTCTGCTGTGACAGCAGCTTTCGGGCATGAGACTTGATGTTCTTGGAATGCGACAAATTGCTCTACCTTATTCAAAACACGGGGAGTGACAACAAAATAGTCGCGCACAAATGCTGCGCTCCCACGACGAAGTACATTCCCTCTGCGACTGATGATCGTCCGTCGAGCAGGAACATGCTTCGGTGTGAGTCTTCGATAAATATTGTTTACTACATGTTTACCAAGCTCTTGTTGGAGAGCCTTAGCAAACTTGCTGCCAACAGGGTTAACAACGATGTCAAAAGGTTTGGTCATTGCAACACACTTTCTTGGGCCATTTCAATTTTCACAATGGTGGAAGGATTGGCAATCACTGTAACAATTTCGGTCTTCCCAGCAAAGCCTTCTTTGTTGGTATGGGCAGGCTCAAACTCGTAAAACCCGTGTGTCACATAGTCCATGACTTCCTTCTCGGTCTTGTTGTAAAGGAACCAATGAATTATTGCATATTCTGCGACATCCCCTGTAGCTTCGAGAGAATATCCATACACATGCCACGTAGTACATTCCTTGTGATCGTTGGCTGCCAAATAGTCCTGCAACTCAACAACACATTTCTTCTTGGCTACTACCCTCTCGCGCCAAGCTGCCTGACATTGGGCTGCAATAGTGCTAGAAGGACACTCGACGTCAGGAATTAGGGCGAATGCTTCTTCAATAAATTGTTTCTTTACCATCGTATGGTTATCAGGCACAACAGTATGACGAGTGCTGCGACTATTCCAAGGCCCATGTTTCCAGTGATGGAGTCGGGTGTGGTTGAAGGGATCACCTTCACCTTCTTCTTCCCAAACATATTCCTTGACGTTACGAAAAGGAGACACTTTCTGCTGGGTACGAATCCAAGAATTGTTCTTTAGCTCAAACTTTACCAGGATGTGCTCATCCAGTAGCTCTGGTTTTTCCTTCAGAGTAATTTGGTTACGCATTGCCGCAAGCTGGATAAAGCCAGGCTCTGAGGCCCACACCACTGTCCCAGACATGGTTTCAGCCAGCCAAAGGGGCCGTGCGTTGTTGCGTACGAGATAGAGACAATTGGTTTCTGTGTTAAACCAACAAAGAGAATAAGCTGCTTGAATTTTACCAAGTGCCACTTCAATGTCAGCATTTTCAGAAATGATGTGGGCCAATGCCTCCGTATCAACTTCTGTGTCTTTGATTTTCTTGTGGTCACCATACCAAGTACCATTCTGAACCAAAACAATTTTATTGTCAATGTTGAATGGATGGGCATTCTTGTCAACCACATCGCCACGAGTTGCAGCTCGATTGTGACCTACAGCAAATACTCCTCGCTGGACAATACCTGTCTTAAATTCTTTAAATTCCTTTGTCTTAATAAAGCTGGAAGCATCGGATGCCTCTTTGTGGATTTGGACATTACCCTGTTTGTCCACACCAAAAACACCAGTGGAGTCCCATCCACGAAAAGCATCAAGATAGAGCATGTCTCGAAACATATCGCCCTCAGCGGACGTAAATCCGTTGCTTTGCTTTGTTGCAACACCAACAATACCACACATTATGCCGGACCCTCCGCAACCACATCATTAAAAATGATTTCAGCCGCGCCTGGGTGCCGGAGGTGTCGTGCACCCGCCTGCGCCATCTGCGCCACGAATAACTCATTGGCGCGGACAGCAGCCGTTTTAAATCCTAACGCCACTGTCGTAGCCTTCCCACCAGAAGCCGCATATTTCAAATTCAGCACCCCATCCTCAAGGTCTTGTGTATAGGTGGGCATTGTGTAAAACAAAGAAGCGTGTTCCTTGAAAACACGTTCCAGCATCGTTTGATACTGGCTGTTGGTATTGAGTTCCAACAACTGTTCACGAACTTCGGACAGGCTATGGGTTAGGGCATAGGTGTAAATGGCTCCAATGAGTTGACACCACTGCAACAACTTTGGAACATCGTTATGCCCAGACATGTGCCGCCATTCAATTGTGCCATGCTCATAGAGCGGGAGCAAGTTCAATCCAGTGTACTTACGCCAAGTTTTCCATGTAGTTGGATCAACTTTTTCAGAAAGGCTTTGGTAGGTGATGTTAGTTTGACTCCAAGGAACACAGAAAATGTTATCAAAGCGTTCCGGGTCTACCCAAGAATACAACACCTTTTCACACATTTGATATAGGAATAAAACTGTTTTAATCTGGTCCATAGTCATGTCCAAGCAATTGGTGTGGACATGAATGGAGCATCGCTCAGAATAATTGTCTTTAGTAAGTTTGTTCTTGGTGAAGAAGGAGTTTAAGCAATAAGCCAAATTGCTATACGTCATGGGTTGGGTAATAAACTCCCTACCATTATTACGTAGGCTGCCGTCAGCGACACTATTGATACCAGGAACCACCATGTCGGGCCAGTCAGGAACATTTTCAATCTCAAGCTCAACACCGTAAAGAAGGCTGGGGCATGTGGAAGGCAGAGGAACTGCCTTAGGAAAGTTTTTGGACGTAACACGTTTTCCCCCAAGAATTGTACCCCAAACATCACCCATGATCGACCACCTTCAACTTCAGAGCACCACGAGTAATAAAGTCTTGTACTTCCTGTTTAAACACTGGCTCGGTGAGAAGAATAGTTTTCCGATTTTCTATTGTGCCAATTTTGCGGTCATACATATAAATTGCTGTCTCAGTCAGTAAAAAATATTTATTCGGGATGTGGTAGTTTTCATCGTAAGAAGCATATCCGGCAAAACTACTCTGGGGTTTCTTTACAAAGACATCTTCAAGCAATTTAAGCTCAATTGATGCGTGCTGAAACAACCCATTAGCGGATAGAGAGTAAATTGCCGTATTACCACGACTGATACCACGATGGAATTGCCTTTCGGGAATTCGCATGAAGTAACGAGGACCAACCCTGGTGTTGTGCCACCCCCGAATGATTGGAAGAAAGCGAAACATTACGTTTTGGTCAAGGTTGGCGTAATACTCATTTCCATCCACATTCTGGAAAGTTACATGATCTCCACTTGTTTCTTTGATGTATACCAATAAATCTGTTTTACCCTCTCGCACTAAGAACCCATAGGTTCCACGATAGCGGGAGCGAAAATCCTCAATGTTATGCGAGGTTGGAGTGTCAAGCATAGATTACGCCACCATGGGAATGTTGTACTTTGCGACAAGCCACTTGGCGGCATCAAGGTTGTTGTTATCAATGGCATCAAAGATGGCATTGTCGTCTTCCTCAACTTTCAGATGCTGTGATTCCACGGCTAGTCGAGTGTTCTTGAATACCCATTCAATTGTCTTGTTATCAAAAATCCAATAGTTGGACAAAGTGCGGTATTCTGCACCATACGGCTTGGGGCGAAAAGCTCCCCGCTTGCCATAAAGACTCTTACGCAAAAACCCGTTGTCTTGGAGAGTTGAGGGCACTCCCAACATCAAGTCACAGCGCCTAATGGTGGCCGCTACGTCGGACAGCTTGGTGCCAATGTGGACATGCCCACCACAGCTCCGTAGACGATGATCGTCCGCCTTTGGTTTGGGGTTTACATCCCCTGTCCAGGCATTGAAATCAGGATCACATCCAAACTCCAATGCCATTGGGTGCATCAGTTGTTGTTCAGGAAACACTGCTGCGCTGGCTTGGGAAAATTGCAGGCCCATACCAGCAACCTGTTCCCGCAAGTATTTCATAATTTTATTGATGTTTTCCGCCAATTCTTCGGGTGAATTGGAGGCAGGGATGTTGTATTCCAGGGCAACATTGTCCTCTTGTACAGCAAAACCCCGACCAAGTTCTGGAAGATGGCGGGGAAATTCCTTAGACCCACCAATTCGATCAATGGCAGAAATGAGGGCGCCTGCTGCATCGGTGAGAAACAGCTCAGGATCAGCACCAATAGAAAACTTAGTCATACACTTTCCTTTGTTTTGAAAACCCAGAGTATTTGAGAGGGGCCTGTTCGTTCTTGATGAGTTACGTTGTAACAAGGGGGTGATTTGTAAACCAACTCCAAATTTAAAAGTTTAAATGTTGCTTCAATTTGTCCCATTGTCCCACTTCGATAGGTTGTCAGAAATAAATGGAAGTCCCCGGGTGTAAGTACTTTGTTGAAAACTTCAGCACTCAGCCTACCATTACGAAGTGGTAAAAAGAGGTGTTGTCGGATCATTGTTTACCCACAAAGCTAAATTAAGGACATCTTCTCCAAGCTGCAAAGAGACACGCTCAATGTGTGTTGTGGCTTGGGCGCCATGTTTTAATTCTGAAATTTCCTGATTAACTGCAAGATCAACCCCAGTCGCAAAACCATCACGCTGACAAGGATACTGGTGTTTGGAAGGCCCGTCATGGGTGTAAGCCCCACAACTACCTAGTGTCAACCAATGAACGGAGTATCCAATGCCTGTTGGATCGTCTACTACTTGGTATGACGGATATTGTCCATACTCTAATGAAGAAAACCCATAAAGTAGTTTAGACATTCACTTTTTCCATAAAAATCTTTTTAATGTGGTGGGTTGCTTCACAATTCGCCGTCATCATTTCAGGATGCCATTGAACCGCAAATCCATTAACCTTGGGAAAATAAACAAACTCAGGTTCAAGGGCCACATTGCGAGGCGACAGCACATCGTTCTCATCGTAGTACATAGTGGACAGTTTTTCCGTCCAGGCCAGCATTTCGTGATCGACCGTTTCAGGAATAGCAAGCATTTGGTGGTGCAGGCTATTGGTGATGTAGCCACGTTCTGCATCTTTAACACGGACAATGTGTGTTCCCCCATGACCAGTGACGTGCTGATACAAATAGCCACCAGCCAGAGCACAGAGCATTTGGGCACCACGGCAAATACCAATGATGGGAATTCCCAACTCTTGTGCAGCCTGCATCATGCCCCACTCGATGAGGTCACGACGACTAGGTTCCTTGGTTGCCATGCTCATCTTACTGTGCTTCTTGTTGTAGAAAGAGGGGTGAATGTCAGCCCCACCCCACACCAACAGCACATCCCCAGGCCGAAGATCGGCCGGATTGTTGGAAGTAATAAATTTCTTAAATACCTCAAAGGTATCGAACGGATGATACTCTTGGTAGTAAACAGAAACCAGCCTCATCGCACCAAGCCCTTGTTAACGCGCTTTGTTGTTTTGCAAACCGTACAGCGAACTTCAATCTGCTTGTCATCTTCTTTTGCGGTAGTGTTATGCACCCGCACATTTTTACCATGTAGCTGGTCTTGGTATTCATGTGAACAACCGCACGACACTTTTACCGTTCCTTGTTTCATAGTGGCAACATACCTTTCTCGTTAATTGTGGTATAAGAAACTTCCCCTGCCGACATGGGAGTTTGTCCAACTTTTTCGGGCTTGGATAGAACAACCCGACATCCGGGGTTTTGGCGACTCAGCATGTCCACCAATTCCTCAGCATCTTTCAAATGGTCTAGGCCATAGAAGTCTTGCCTAGGATAGTGTGACGACGGAAACTCCCGTCGTGTGATGGGATGTACATGCCAAGCCTCACCACCACGGCCATGCAATGGAAGAACAAAGACAAAGTATTTCATAGAGCTTTCTTCCTACTCAGTTGATGTGTACCACATAACAATCTTTTACCATCATCTAGCAACACTTCAATAAACATCGGCTGTTTGTTTTCCCAGACAATTGAGTCTGCATCAAAATGAATCCGTCTAATTACCCCTTTCTGAGAAGTTCCAGCCAAACGAACCCGCATGTTTTCCTTAAACACCAGTCGTGCAAACACACGCTCCAACACCCGTTCCTTTAAGTCAGGATCATTTGGATTGATGCGATTGCGCTTATGGTGTTTACGTTCCTGGTGCGATAATTGTTTGGATGTAATCTTGTAGCTCAGCACTGATAAACCTTTTATATTCATCGTTTGTGAGGGGAACGTAGTCCCGGATGTCTACAAAACGACGGTAGTGGTCCCCCGTAGCGTATGGAGCCGAGGTGATAAGTTCATGTGTTTCTGGGAACCCGTTGTTCAGTGAAAACCGCATTTCCAAATGAGCCAGGGAAGGGAGGACACGAATGATGTATTGACATTGGGCGGTGTCCGACAAGTCAGTCGTGAGGTCATATTGTGGATTGCGTTTACGATAGCACCACGTTCCTTCCTTGGGGGTGGAAAGCAGAAAATCTTGTAAAGCTCCATCGTTTGTGAGGTAGGAACGATTGGGGCCTTTGCGAGAATAATTATAGTTTATTTGTGGGACTAGGCGTGGTTGTTGGTAGGCAACAACATGTGGCTTGTCCTTGACAATTGCTTCAGACCACATACTTCAACAGATACATGTAAGCCCGTTCATCAAACCACCCTGGAGCATTACAGGTTTCAGCGCAACGGGCCATGGTGTTTGGCAGTTCTCGCGGATTGAACACCACCAAGTCAGCAGCCAAGGCGTGTGATCGACCCTTTTGTTTCACAAATTCGTCTTGGGTAGAACAGAACGCCACTTGAATGCCAAGCTCCCGGGGCTTGTTTCCTGGTGTGATATAGGCGGTGAATCCCCGGGGAGAATGTCGAAGCCTGCTGCTGTCTGAGGCACGGACAGGGCGATTGAAGTGGACGAAAAACGGTTTGAACGACATAAATTTCCTTTATTTGGTGGGTTGTAGGGCCAGCTTCTTCAATTCTGCATCAAGCAGTTCGTTGGCCTTGCCTCGCAGCAATTGCCCAATCTTGGTTCCTTCAGGACTCTTGGCCACGTCAATAGCCACGGCAGATGCCACAAGGATTGCTGTGTCGGTGGATGAGGGCATGAACAGCGAAAAAGAAGCAAAAGGAATAAATATCTTCAGAGCCAGTGCCCGCCTCTTTTTCCACAGAGGCCCCTTTTCTTCGTCCCATTTCTTTTTTGTGCTTCCATATTCATTCATTCCTGAAGACAGGGTATACAAAATACAAAACACCGTGACCGCGAAGGAGAACATTGCGATTGCCGTAGACCAACCAATAAACGTGTTGATCTTGAGCCACATGTAGACTAGAAACAATTCCATAATTTAATTCCTTGACAATAGAGGCTGCTGGTCTTCACAGCGCCACCAGTTGTGTTGCGTTTGCCGGGTCAATGTTTGCGGCAAGAGCCTTGGTGGTGGCATGGGAAAGTGATCGACCCTTTGCCACATATACCCCATTACGACCACTACGAAGACGGCTCCAATCGCCCCATTGCTTGCCTTGAAACACATCGAACGTAGTGCGGTTGACACGAACAACTTGAAATTCCATTATTGCACCTTGGTAAATTGGTTGACGGGTTCAACAACAGGATGGCGGAGAAAAATATCTTTATTGCCAAGGAACAACAGCTTGGCTGTTTCCAATGCCAAATCAGGCCGATCAGCAGGAGCATCAACCATGTTGACCACCTCATCGAAGGGATACTCGCCGCGTATTACTGCAAATTGCATAAATTTCCTTTATTCGATACCAGTCAAGTCCAGTTCCCCTGCCTTGTACGCAGCAAGTACGGCTGCTATACCAGTTTCCATCTGTTTGTGAATGGTGTGGGACCAGCCGGCGCGAGAGACAGGGTAGGCAGCCTTCGTGAATACCTCCACTGGCAATTTCAATTCCGGCTTGATGCGATAGTCGTCTGCGAATCCATTAAAACTTGGAAGCGTTGCTTTGCTAATAGCGCTCCAATTTAGCCAAGGACCCAGTGGTCCTGAGCGAAACTGGAGGATCTTGCCTGCTGCAACCGCAGTGAGAAGGGGAAGTATCCATGGCAAATCAGATTTCTTCATTCAATTTCTCCACATGCCCATACAAAAAAGCAAACCCACAAAATGATACCAATGAGATACTAGGCTTCTTTGCCTAGTGCCACGAAAATGCCTGCAAACAGGACAACGATGGCTGCAATCATCACTGCCCAAGCGAGTTTCAAACGCATTGTGTTCTTTCAGTTGGTCGGCGTGGTGGGACTCGAACCCACAATCCCAAAGGCAACAAGGTTTAAGCTTGTTCTGTATTCCATTCCAGCACACGCCGTGGTATTTGTGTCGGGAGTAGTGAAACTACGACTATTTCACCATCCCCCGTTGTTTTATTGGCCTTACGACCAATAAAAGAAATTAATCAATGGACCCATCACCATCTTCAATGTGCGCACAACAAGCCATGCGCTCCAGGTGTGTTGTTTCCACCAAATCCACCACCCCAGCTTCAATGCCCTTCATTTCAGCACTGGTGAGTTGCTTGCGCAACACGGGCTTCTTGGGACTCTTGTCATGTTCAGCCACCATAGCAAAACCCGGCTTGTCGGCGAGCAGGGCCACTCGACGAGCAACCCAATGATCGACCTTCGGCGTACTCAGGGCATGGAACTTGTGTTCCGCATTGGCCGTTGCATTGATGAACGCCGCTGCCATGTTAGTAGGACGGATGTGCATTGCTATTCCTTTCGGAGTTTGTACTCAAACGACTTCCTAGCACATGCTAGGGGAGAAGACATTAAACATTTTAATGCCCTCTGCTCTAGAGGCATCTATATCTTTTCCCCATCGTCAAGGGAATAAAACTCTTTTAATTCTCGTGGGGCACTCGCAAGACGCACCTGTGCCTTGGGTGTTGTTGTGGGCATTGTTTCGGGGTGAGCGGTCCATTGTTCCAGCCACCAATGAGCCTGCAAAGCCACATATTCCAGCCATGCCTGCTGCCCTTGCAACTCACGAATGGGGTTACGCGAGGAAGGAATGATCGACCTTATTGTCACAATTCACCACCCATCAACACACAACCCAGTGCATCGGTGTCATCATTGACATCGCAACGCGCCCACAAACGCACAATACCCCGATTAAAGGGGCATTCATCCATCAATGATGTTGCAATGCGAGACAACCAATTGATTTGGTGCATAAAATAAAACTCCTTTATTGCTGCACATGCAGCGAGGATTAAACCCGAGTAAAAAGATTTAATCCCCGCCACATAGACGGGGAAGAGCAAGCGGTTACGCTTGCAGCTAGGGGCAGATGCCCCGGCCCAGGCTTACGCCTGAAGCTTGTTCACCAGAGCCAGCACCTGTTCATATTGCGCCTTTGCCGCATCATCGCCACCCTCAGCGGCAGCCTTGCCGATGGTGTCCATCCACTTGCCCAGCTTCACCAGGAACGGGTCGGACTTGCGCCCGGCTTCGCTCTTGCTGAACTTTTGGGCATAGTCGGCGATCAGGGTGAATCCAATGGAATCCAGCGTGATGCCTTCCGGCCGAACCTTCCGGGTTTCTGCCACTTCATGGATCAGCCCCTCCACCGTTGCCGCGCCATTGAAGGCATTGGCAATGTTGTTCAGCTTGCTGATGTATTGCGTGGCAGTGCTGACGATCTTCCCAGCCAGCTTGATCTCCGACTTGGTGGGATCAGGCGTGCCATCCTTCGCCTTCGATCCGAACGCCTCGGCATTTTGCTTGCGCATTTCCCCCAGCTGTGCCTTCATGCCCTTGATGTAGGCGGCCCGGAAGTCGGTGGTGCCGTTGATGAGTTGCAGCGCGAAGCCGTGCCACACCTTGCTGTCGGTCTGGACGTGTGCCATCACCGAGGCCACCAGATTGGCAGCTAGCATGCGGGCATCCAAACCACTCGCCGGGATGGCTTGCTTACGCATCGGCTGTGCACCAGCTTGGCGAAGCTTTTCCATTGCGTGTTCCATATCAATCCCCTAGAACAGAACAGACTAACCGGCTTTGGAATAAAACCTTTCAATCAGTCTGCTCTGGATAGGAGACTTCACCAGTCTATGCATGTGATCCACACATTCAAATTGTTCTGGTGTTCGTCAATTCGATTAGGGGGTGACATCCCCATATCTCCTAAGTTTAGCGTATGCCGCACCAATATCTAGAGAGCATTTCCCAATACTCCCGTCTACGAATCGAACGTAAAAGCACACGTTGCAGAGCCACACCTAGTCCACGCGAACGGCTGTCAAGCCTAGGACATAGGGGGATGCAATAACTATTTTATATCAACTAGGGCGCGCACGCCCATGTTCAAACCAATTCAACCACTGTCAAAGAAGACTGGCGATTGTGGTCCAAGCAGTAATATTCCCGCATCCATTCTGTAACCGCAAATGCAGTGTGCGGTTGTTCGACAAATAACCCGTGGCCACCCATATAAAAATCATGGGCCACACCAATAGTGGGTTCGTCATTCATGGGGGCGGGAACCGGCCTGATATATCCCGA